AAAATATTTCGACATTTAGAAAGTACCCTTCTATTTACGAAAAGCGATCTAAAGTTCTAGCTGAAAAAGTTAGAGGTAAATACAGTTTCGGACAGATTAAAAAAATATATGATAATGAATTCGGTGAAATACTGTGATTTATATCTGTGTTGGTCTTGGATTAGTCTGCGTCATACAGGCATTTTACCTGTTTAGGTTCGCCGTTTCTATTTTTAGGGTCGAAGACAATATAGAAGAATCCCTTGATGTTATTGATACCTCTTATGGAAAAATATCTGAGATTTTAGAAAAACCACTTTTTTATGACAGCGCCGAAGTTCGACAAATCTTAAATGAATTAAATCGAACCCGAGCTGCTCTTTTATATGTTGCTAATGTAATGACTAACAAAGCTGAAAACTCGGAGAAAGAAATTGACTGATAACCCTCCCAAGAAAAAAATAAGAAAACGAAAAAAACGAGGAAAAAATAAGCTTCGGCAGTATTTTCATGAAGGTACACAACTAGCTATTGAAAGCTTTCAAGCAACAGATATCATAGAAGAAAAAGAATCTATATATAAGGAAGAAATTCTGCCGGCATTCGAAAAGCTCTCAGAGAATCTAATCTTTATTCATAGATTTACCGGCCTTCACTCTTCTTACGAAGATCTTAAAAATGATTGCGTTACATTTCTATATGAAACTTTATATAAGTTCGACGCGTCAAGAGGGACTAAAGCTTTTTCTTATTTCAATGTTGTTGCAAAAAACTTTCTAATTATCAAGTCTAAACAAAGAACAAGCTTTCTTAGAAGAAATATTAGCATTGAAAATCCCGCATCATTTTCTCATGATGAGATGAATTCTCTTAATGACTTCAATGCATCCCCAGCCCAAGAAGAATATATTTTAAGAAGAGAGAGAAGAGAAATTATTCTCGAAATGGTTAACAAAGTAGAAGATGTAGCGCGATCTGAAAATGAAAAATTGTGTATCTATGCTGTAAAAAAACTCTTTGAAAATGCTGATGATTTAGAATTTTTAAATAAGCGCGCAGTCTTTGTCTATCTAAGAGAAATGAGCGGCCTTAATCCTAAGCAGCTGACAACTACTATATCATCGCTTAAAAAGAAATATAATGAAATAAGGAATTCCGATGAGTTCGACTCAATCCTCTAAAGAAATAAAAGATAGCGCAAAGTCCAAGGAAGAACTCTGGGAAGAGATATACGGTAATGCAACAGAAGATCGACAAAAAGCCAGTATGCTAATTACAAATCTGTGGAAAGAAATCACAGCAGATCCGGAGAAGCATGCTCTTTACGGAACTACAATGACAAAATACTTAGAACGTATGTCTAAATCAAACGACCAGCTTGTAAAATTAGCAGAACTAATGTCGAAAACAGAGGAAGTCGATGAAGATCCTCCAGACTTAAATGACGTCTATGACAAGATGGTAATAAGAGCAGAAGAAGACTAATGGCCAATGTTCAACAACCGCTTCCTTTATTTTACACAGTCGTTGTAAGGGAAGTGATAGATAACCCACAAAAGTATATTGACCTTAAGGAAAATAGCCCAAAAGAGTATTCAAAAATATTTGACAAGAATAATGCTGCAAAGTCTAACGAAGATGTAGGATTATTATCAGATCTTTCTACAGAGACAAAAAAGGCTCTTTTGATGGCCCCTGTCAATAGTATTGTCGGGGTCAATGTTACACCAGGTTTTGACTATGACCGACGCCCGAAAATATATTACCCACTCTTTCCGCCTCATATGTCGCTACCTATCAAAGCAGGAGAGACTGTTTGGATTCTAAATCCGGGAGTAAAAGATTCTTACGGTAATGCATACGCTCCAGACTCTCGAGCCTCTGAGTCGGCAGTTACCGGGGAAATTTTAAATTCCGGATACTGGGTATGCAGATTACCAACACCAAACTATGTTGATGATCTAAACTTTACCCATGATCTCAGGTCTAGAAGCTTTTATTATAGGCGATCACAGGATCCTGACAGTAAGCTCAGCGACTTTCCACCTAATTTTGTTAATGGCCCATGGCAAAACGGATCAATAACTCCTGTAATCAAAAACAGTAATTATGACTTTGACAACATTAGGGAAAAATCCCTTTCAAATAAAAATACTACTAGGGAATCTGTTCCTAGATTTACAAAAAGGCCCGGAGACTTCGTTATTCAGGGGTCTAATAATACACTAATCTGTCTTGGCGAAGATCGTCCTCATGCAAAAGAAGGATCTAGCGCAGCTTATCTGCTTTCCAAGGAAGAAGAACAAGAAAAGAAAACCGGGCCCAGGACTATTGGGTCATCCGGCACTATTGATATCGTCACTGGTCGAGGGCGATCACCAAAAGATTCTCCTAAAAATGTCTCAAAGGTTAAAAATACTTTAGGGCAAGATGAAGGAGAAAAAAGAACATGGGCTAGAGATTCGTCTAAGAAGAGATTAGTAAAGATCACTGAGGGTGATCCTGATCTTATTAACGATCTATCCCGTGTGTACGTCTCCATGAAAACAAACGGAGATCGAAATTTTGGATATAGCGAATCTAGTAAGCTCCCTAATCCGGGTACTGAACTAGAACCCGAGGACGGCAAGCCCTACGTTGTCATGAAGTCTAATGAAACAAGAATCATCTCTCGAAAAGATGGCAGCGTTAGAATTATTAAAGAGGGAGACAGGGAAGGTTCCCACGCAAAAGATCAGGCAGTAATCACAATGCAGCCTGACGGTACAATTATGATCGACGGCCCGAAGATTATAATAGGCTCCGGTAAAGAAAGGTCTCACGGATCCGGAGACCAAGTGTTCATTGGTAAAGATGCCACACAGCCCCTTGTTTTAGGGGATGAACTCAAGGAAGTTCTTGAGAGTTTAATTGATCAAATACTGCTAATTACACAACCCGCCCCATTCGGTGTCACGGCGCCTGGCCTCATTAATGAGCCAGCATTTAGAGAAATTCGAACCCGCCTGTCTAACATTAGAAGCAAAGTTGGAAAAACTAAGTAATGTCTTTAGATAAGGAACTTCTTAGAGGGAAACTCTCTAGATTCATGGACCCGCAATCAGATGTGTGGAAAGAAGAAATCGACGACCAAACCGGCCGATACCCAAGAAATTCACAGGAGTTTGGTGAAAAATGGGCAGATGCAATCTCTTCCTATCTCTATACGCCGAACGTTAGTACATTATCACCTGATGTCGTTGTACTCCCTAATCTTGTACCATTCCAGGGCTTGATTACTACGCTATCACGTGGGCTAAGACCTGCTCGTCCGAACCCACCTGCAATACCAACAGAAACTATGTTTAAAGAAACTTTTAATACAGTGTTTAGAGCTCTGGGTGTAGGAATCGGAGCATTGATACTAACGAATGAAGGGGGTAATGGTGCACCTTCACCCCCACCCGCCGGCTTAGGAGCTCAAATTATATCGGTCGTAAAAAATGTAGAGTTTGATTCTACAGTCCCTCTGGCTCAAAAATCCACTGAAACTGTAAGAAGAATTACAGATACTATTGATAGCTGGTTTAAGTCTGGGACATTTAACGGAAATAATTGGTCCTAAAACTATTTCATTTAACTATTTATATTTGAGTGTTTGTAAATGGCAACTATAAGTTTTAAAAGTGTTGGAGAATTAACAACTGATACGCAGTTGAGAACCCAGCCTGATCCTTTGCCGATTGGCATTACAACCCCTTTGCAAATCGGGGTAGGAAATGATGGAATTTTTAGGATGCATAGAAATCTGGCATCTCAAATTGCGGACAATCTTAGAAACTTAATTTTAACTAATCACGGTGAGCGATTAGGGATGTATGATTTCGGTGCCAACTTAAACCCTATTTTATTTTCTTACACTTCTCCTGACTGGGAAACAGATGCTATGATGAGAATAAAGGGCGCAGTTACAAAATTTATGCCATTCGTCTCCCTAGATTCTTTCGAGTCAGAGATAGATAATAATGACGCCGATGCAGGTTCTGCAACTATTGTAATAACTGTAGCTTACAGCGTCCCGACTGCTGCAATTACTGACAAAGCAATAAAAGTTTTCTTGAGAACCGGAGGTTAATTAAGTGGCCCAGAACACAAAGAAAGACCTCCTGGTCGTAAAGAATAGAAGTTTCTTAAACAAGGATTTTGACTCTTTTCGAGCAGAGTTATTAGAATATGCCAGAACATATTTTCCTGAAAAAATACAGGATTTTTCAGAGGCATCTTTGGGTGGCCTTTTTCTCGATCTTGCTTCGTATGTAGGAGATGTATCATCTTTCTACTTAGATCACCAGTTTAGAGAATTAGATCCCCAGACTGCTGTTGAAAGAGCTAATATTGAACGTATGGCAACTGCAGCTGGAGTCAAGATTACAGGTGCATCACCAGCCGTTGCAACAGTCTCTTTTACAATTCAAGTTCCGGCAGAGCAACAAGGAAGCAAGTTCCAGCCACAAGCGTCAGCACTTCCTGTACTCCTCAAGGAAAGCACAGTTATCGCTGATAACAGTATTGTGTTTAATACTGTTCAGAATATTGACTTCGCAGAAAAGGATGAAGTAGGAACACTGCTAGCAACTATTGAGATTAAATCAACAGACGCTAGCGGAAACCCTTCATCTTATTTAGTCACAAGAGACACAACATGTGTGTCTGGTGATAGAACTACTGAATCATTTGAAATTCCAGATGCTTTCGAGTCATTTAGAAAGATTTCGCTTAGCAATACAAACGTAAGTCAGATCTTAGATTTGCGAGACGATGAAGGAAATACATACTTTGAAGTAGAGTCGCTTGTTCAAGATACTGTATACGTGGGATCTGAAAACCAGACTAGCGACAATTTTCAAGTCAATCAAAGCTTAGCAATTAAGCCCGCGCCTTATAGATTTATTACAACAACATCTACGTCAACAGGCCTTACAACAATTCGTTTTGGCTCAGGCCGCGGGGACACTCTTGACAAAGATATCATTCCTGATCCTTCTGATCTTTCTCTTCCCTTGTACGGAAGAACAAGCTTCAATAGATTTTCAATTGATCCGGAAAACTTATTAAAGACTAGAACACTTGGCATTTCCCCAAGGGGAACAAATCTAACTGTTCAATACCGTCACGGCGGCGGCCTAAGTCACAATGTCGGCGCCCGGGCTATTACAGCTCTGGGCTCTATCGCAATGAAATTTTCACAGTCTCCGACATCATTAGTTGAGAGGTCCGTAAGAACGTCAGTTTTTGCATCTAATGAAAGCCCAGCCATCGGCGGCGAAGATGCTCCTACCCTAGATCAAATAAGAGGATTAATATCTAGCGCTAGAAACTTACAGTCTAGAATTGTTACC